TTAACTGAATCTTTCTTTATAATAAACTCACCGCCTTCAGCTTCAATAGGTATTCCACCTTTACTATGAGGCATTCCTTTTAATTTTCCACCCATTGGGTATTTTTTCTTTTTACCGTACATATTTACTCCTCAATATTTTGTTCACGTAATAATCTTAATAACATGTCATTAGTATTTTCACGTTCAGAATTTAAAAACATTTCCTCATCAGCAGGATAACCTTGTCCTGTATTTTTTAAATATTTAAGTTGCGTTTCTGGACTCATCAACATTTTCATTAAATTCATATCTTCATCATTTTGTTCTTTAGTTGGCATAGAAGGGTCAGGTCTTAACATTTTTGCAATATTACCACTTAAATTATATTCTTTATTTGCTTTTTTTGCTGTAACTCCTGCAATAATTGGTGCAAAAATACCTGTTATAGTTGCTAAGTTATCTTCTATTTCATTCCTAGCAACTTTGTCATTTCCTTCAAAAGGTTTTTTTTTATTATTTGCTGTAATTTTATCTAATATAGCTTTTCCTTTAGGTGTTTTAGCTTCATTAAATATATTTGAAACTTTTTTAAAAGTTTCTTTACCACCTTTGTTTTTTATTAATTGCGTTAATCCTTTGAGTGAACCTGCTGGCCCACCAATGCCTCCCATAATTGCTGTTTGTATAACTTCTTCTATTTCAGGACTTATGTTAGATGACATTAAATTATCAATATTGTCATGTGCTTTCGGTTTTTCGTATGTAATTCCCAAAGCTCCTGTTCCTTTGCTTTTCATTAAATCATCTATAAAACTCATTAATCTTCCTTTCTTAATTCAAAATGAGGAAAATCATCAAATTTATTATCATCCACCTCAAAGTTCATATTCCAATCACCACCCCAACGTAGTTTAATGCCCATAGACTGAGCAATACCAATCACGAAGCCTGCAAATAAATGAAAGCGTTCCCTATCATCCCAATCAATAGGATAAGGGGCAACATCCACAGCCCTACTTGGATTAGAGTTATGACGACCATTTGGGTACCGAACCTTAGTTTTTCCCTCATCATAAAGCTTGTTTTGTCTTTCACCACTTCTGTGGCCTTCCAAAACAGAACAATCGACATATTTGATAACTTCGTTAAATATTTTTTGTAGTTTATTATCACAAGTGCTTAACCTTTCTTTACTTCTTTTTCCAAACTTAGCCATTATTGCTCCACATATCAAAATTAGAGTTATCAGTCACAAATGAAGAAGGGTATAGAGTGTGATTAACATAACAAGAGGATAAAGAGGTAACCTGTCTGTCTTCACCTGTGACTGAATCTGTGTAAACAATTTTCACTATTTTTTGTATTTTCTATTGTCCCAAGTAAATGTTGAGCCTTTTTTAGCTTTAGCATAAGCTTTTCTAAAAGATGCAGCTGCTGCGCTTTTTTTATCATAAGATGCATAAGCACCGCCTTCAGTAGCTTTAATTGATTTTGCACCAACTCTTACTTTACCTGTTAATTTAAGTTCTTTTTTCTCTTTTAAAGATTTTGCTGTAGTTGAAGTAGCATTCTTCTTTGCTAATTTACCCATTTTTATTGCATTAGCTCTTTCTTGACCACTTCTACTTTTTCTTGCAGCTCTTCTTGAAGCTCTTGCTTCTTTTCTTTTTGCTCTTGCATCTTGTCTTTCTGCTCTTGCTTTTGCTCTAGCGTTTTTTCTATTATTTTTTTTAATAGATTTTACTATATTTTTAGCTGCCTTTTTACTTTCAGAATTTGTTTTTTTAGCAGGCTTACTTTTTTTGCCAGCCCATTTAACTTGTTCTCCTGGAATAGACATTACTTCTTTTCTGTTTCTTGCATCTTTTACTTCCATTATATCTCCATATCTAATTGTTTAGCTATTTCCTTGCATTGAATCTTCGCCGTAAATATACATAATATTATCCAAATTATCAAACTCACTGTTGCATCTAGGGCACATCCACCCAATTATGTCATGTTCAGTAGTATTTGTGTCAAATAAGCCTACACGTTTAGAATAATGCTCATTATGATACAATTCTTCCTCACAAATAGGACAAGGGTCTTTAATCTTCGTCTTGTTCTTTTTCTTTGTGTGCGATGAGCTTTGTATTTGGTGTTTTTCCACTTAAAGCCTCCATTTGTTCTGGTGTAAATCCTTGAAATACTGTTAATTGCTCTTGTTTTTTTTCTGTATCAAATAATCCAGACATTTTACCTAGTGCTTCTAGTGAACGAAGCTTATCTGTGTCTCTATCAGACAAATCTGCAATCATTTTATACTTTTGAACAATCCATTCAGGTGAAACGCCTTCATCTGCTAATATTTTTTTAACCTCTTCTTTAACCATAGTTCTAACTTCCTCTTTTTTTAATAAAACATTCGTTTTTTGTTTGATATAATTTTCATCTTTCGCCTTTGGATACGCTTTTTTATACGCTGAAATCGTACCCTCACCTGCTGCAACGTATTGAGCGAAAAGAAATTCACGGTTGTTTAGCTTCCTATCCTTTGCTCGTTCATAAATGGCATCATAGTTACCCGAAAATGAAAAAATGTTCTTTGCAACGCCTCTATCTCCCAATATTTGATGTGTCTTCTGCTCAACAATATAAGAACCACAAACCGTCAAAACAACATTACGAGGAGATTTGTAGCCTGGATGCTTTAAACCGCTACGTTTAAGTATTTGAAGAACATATCCATCATCAGTATATACCCAATCACGAGCAACACCCACTCTCCAATTACCAACAATTTCAGCATCAGGATTGAATGCGCGAAACTCAACATCATCGTCATATAAATAATTTTCTTCACCTTTTATTAGTTTTACATCCATGAAGTAATATAAAAAACTTTTACCAAAAATAAAAACCTTGCATAATTCATTTATTTGATTATATTTATCTATATAATAGAGATATATACTAGAGATAGTATCTATAGATAATATCCATATTATAAAAGAAATTAATAATAAAGAAAAGTCTAAGACAACTTTGAAATTTTTTTACAAAATATTTTTTGGGATTACATAAAGAAAAAGGTCAGCCTGTTACATAGTTTCAAAAATAGCGTTAGAATGTGTGCGAGTGTTATTTTATAGTCGACCCCCCGCCAAAATTGGGTTAGGGGGTTGGTTTGAGGTTGAAATTCGGATTTCAATCAGTTATTATAATTATGAATTTAATTTGATGACTATCAAAGAAAAGGACTACAAACAAAAACGCCCCGAATAAATCGAGGCGCTATTGCTACACAATCCGCGAACTATTTAACAAGCATCGACAAACCTATCACAACTAAATAAATCATTATCATTTTTAAATATACTTGATAACTTATTTATTAGACTTACTTTGTTTACTATTGGTAATAACATTGTATCATCTTTTAGTGTTGATTCTTTTATTGCTTGTGCTATTGCTTCATAGTATTTTCTACTTAGTGCCATCTTGACCCCTTTCATTAGTTAAGTTAATATGTTTACGTAATATGTTGTTAACGTCTTTAATATCCACCTTGTCATCGTATTCATTAGCATCAAGAACAAAGCTTATTAACTCTTTAGAGCAATCATTTAACATTTTGTTATTAGTTGTAAATAATAACTCATTTACTTTATTTTTTGTGGGCGTTTTCTTTTGCTTGGCGCAATCTCTACGAAGTTTATTAAGTGTATCTTTTACCGCTTCAACTTCTTTTTTTAGCTCTTCGAATTCGTGCAAACCAATTTTATACTTTTGTATTACTTTTATATCGTCGATGTTGTGACTTTGTGTATCTCTTAACGCTTTTATCCCATATTTTGCATAGCTTAAAGCGCTTTGATTTTGTTTTATGTCTACCTTATAACCGATAAAAAAATATCCTATCTTTTCAAAGGTATTATTAATTATAGAACTTATTTTACTATATATCGTTTTCATTGCTTTTACTCCTTGATTATTATTTATTTTTAAATATTGATTGTAATAATTAATCCAATCATTAAGAATAATTCTCATTGTTTTACTATTATATTTATCTTGAATTGACATTCCAAGATTGTATCTTTTATTAATATCATTCATTATATTTCACCTTTCACGATTTTATTTATATGGTTTAATTTTGCTAAGATTGTTTCAGTATTGCCACTAATACCAAAATAATTCTTGACATCTTTTAA